GAGCAGCAGATGCAGCCGGAGTTCAGCTCGTTGATCTGAATGCCGGACTCCTTCAGGAAGCCGCCATCAATGCCGATCTCGCCGAACTCATTCTCAATGAGCACCAGCTTCTGGTTCCCGTAGGCCTCCTGCAACAGCTTTTTGATCAGAGTGGTCTTGCCAGCGCCCAAAAAGCCGGAAATAATATCAATCTTCGTCATAGCGTTTGCCTCCATAAACAGTTTGATGTGCAGATTTTTCTGCACACATCATTTCAAGGTATATCATACCCTATTTTTTCAAAAATGCAAGAGGTGCAGACAAGGAAGTAAGCCCTGGAATTTTGAATATTTTTAAAATTTTTCAAATTTTCTCTCAAAAATCCCCCATTTGTTTCCATCCCCATGGAAACAAACAGGGGATTTCCCATTAGGGGTGGAGGGATCAAATACATGGAAGAAACAAACAACCGACAGGCTGCGGAGGAAATGCTCCTGCGTATGGCTCGCAAAATGCTGAAAAAATCCAACGATGCCGTGAAGCTGGCGTATCTGGAAGGGGATCACCTGGCAGAGCAGATCGATGGGCTTGACCTATCCTTGCTCAGTGAATTAAAGCGCAACGCAAACGGCACAGTGGAAATTAAGCTGGTGGATCGGGTGAAGGCCCTGTCCCAGCTGGCTGCCCTGCTTCAATCCAACCCGGAAGCCTCCGCCTCTTCCCAGGTGGAGCGGTTTTACCAGGCTCTGGAGGAGGGCGCCCAGGTGATGGGCCATGATTGAGCAGCTTTCCCATCGGCAGACCCAGGTGCTGACCTGGTGGTGCAGCTCCTCCCCATGGACGCAGCGGGACTGCATCATCTGCGACGGAGCGGTACGCAGCGGAAAAACCCTGTGTATGAGCCTGTCCTTTGTCTGCTGGGCCATGCGAGCCTTCCACGGCAGGCAGCTGGCCTTCTGCGGCAAGAGCATCGGCTCGGTGCGGCGAAATCTCACCGAGCCACTCCTCCCCTTGCTGCGGGAGTTCGGCTTCTCGTACCAGGAAAAGCGGTCAGAGAATCGAATCGAGATCTCCTTTGGCGCTCGGCAAAACACCTTTTATCTCTTCGGCGGTCTGGACGAAGGCTCCGCCTCCCTCATCCAAGGGGCTACCTTCGCCGGCGTGCTGCTGGATGAGGTGGCGCTGATGCCACGCTCCTTTGTGGAGCAGGCCTGCGCCCGGTGCAGCGTGGAGGGATCTCGGCTGTGGTTCAACTGCAATCCGGAAGGTCCGGAGCACTGGTTCTACAAGGAGTGGATCCAAAAGGCGGAGGAGAAAAACGCCCTCTACCTCCACTTCACCATGGAGGACAATCCCTCCCTCTCTCCCAAAACCCTGCGGCGGTTTCAGCGGCTGTACACCGGCAGCTTTTACCGGCGGTTCGTGCTGGGAGAATGGGTGGTGGCCCAAGGGCTGGTGTATGACTTCTTTGATGACAGCTATGTGGAGGATCCACCGGAGGACTGCCAGGAGTATGTGATCTCCTGCGACTACGGCACTCGCAATCCTGCCTCCTTCGGCCTGTGGGGTCGAGTGGGGGAAAAATGGTACCGAGTCGAGGAGTATTACTATGACTCACGGCGAGAGGGTCGCCAGAAAACCGACGCAGAGTACGAGGAGGCGCTTCGCACTCTGGCCGGTGGGCGGAACATCCGCCTGGTGGTGGTTGACCCGTCTGCCGCCAGCTTTATCACCCTCCTTCGGCAAAAAGGCTGGAGGGTGAAGAAAGCAAAGAATGACGTGCTGGCAGGGATCCGGCTCACCGCCTCCCTGCTCCAAGCCGGAACCCTAGTGATCTGCTCTCCCTGCACCGATGCCATTCGGGAATTTCATCAGTACCGATGGGAGGACGGTGCAGGTCGGGATCAGGTGCGAAAGGAGTTTGACCACGCCATGGATGACATCCGCTACTTTGCGGCCACGGTGGTGGGCAAAAAGGAAACCCTGGCGCTGGGCGCATCCGCCCCGCTGCGCCGGAGAGGATTGGGCGGAAGAAAGGAATGGTGACATGAGAAGAAAAAAGCAGGAGGCCACCTCTGGGGTAGCCGGAACCGCCGTGCAGATCAGGGATGGCACTCGGCACCCCTTTGGGATGCTGGATCGATATGTTCCCCTGCAAAAGGGAGAGATCGGCCTTTACCGTGGCATCCGTGAGGCGGTTCCGGCGGTGGATGCGGCCATCCTCAAAATCATTCGGCTGGTGGGTGGCTTCTCCCCGCTCTGCCCGGAGAAAGGAGCCCAGCGAGAGCTGGAGGAATTTCTCCGCAGAGTGCCCACCGGACACGGACAGCGTGGCATTCAGTCCTTTTTGGACTGCTATCTGGACACCATGCTCACCTGCGGTCAAGGAGTGGGCGAAGTGGTGCTGACCCGGGATGGGAGAGACATTGCCGCCGTGCTCTGCGGCAACCCGGCGGATGTGGAGGTACAGGAGGGCGAAACCCCACTGGAATTTTCCCTCTGTGGGTATGATGAGCGGGGGATGCTCACCCCCTTTCCTCGGCAAGACCTGCTCCTCTTCACTCCCTTTAACCCGGAGGCGGATGCGCCTTATGGGGTGTCGCTGCTGCGGAGTATGCCCTTTCTCACCGACATTCTCATGAAGGTGTACACCGCCACCGGGCAGAACTGGGAGAGAATGGGCAACGTGCGGTTTGCGGTGATCTGCAAGCCCGGTACCGGCGAGCTGGACGGAGACACCGCCCAGGAGCGCAGCGAGATCATCGCCCGAGAGTGGAGCGCCGCCATGCAGGACAGCAAAAACGGACGGGTGCGGGATTTCGTTGCCGTAGGCGATGTGGACATCAAGGCCATCGGCGCAGACAACCAGGTGCTGGACGCAGAGGTTCCTGTGCGGCAGATTCTGGAACAACTCATCGCCCGGACGGGCATTCCGCCCTTTATGCTGGGGCTCAGCTGGTCCACCACCGAACGAATGAGCACCCAGCAGGCGGATATGCTGACCAGCGAGCTTTACGCCATTCGGCGCACCTTGGAGCCGGTGCTGGAGCGGGTCTGCGAGGGATGGCTCCTCCTCCACGGCTATGACCCTCAGGTCACCATCCAGTGGGAGGAGATCAACCTACAGGATCAGGTGGATGATGCCAAGGCGGCGCTGTATCTCCAGCAGGCCAGAAAGCTAAAGCTGGAATGTGACCGCCTGGATCAGACGGATCACACCACCGTGGACGATCTATTGGAGGGAAATGAATGAAGCTATACAAAGAAGCAATGACAGAGGTGGGGTGTCCCCTGGAGGAAAGCGATCTGGCGCTGATCAACACCCTGTCCCGAAAGCCGCTGACGGCGGAGGAGGTCTATACCTTTGCGGTGCAGCTCTGTGACAACGAGGTGGATCGGGATTTTGAGCGGTTTGACCGGGAAGCGCTGGGCGTTCTCGCCAAGCTGTTTGTGGGGAAAACCGGCATCTTTGACCACCAGTGGCAGGCCTCCGGTCAGGCTGCCCGCATCTACCGCACCGAGCTGGTGGAGGATCGCAGTCAGCCCACCGTCAGCGGCGAGCCTTACACCGCTCTGAAAGCCTACGCCTACATGGTGCGAACCGAGGGCAACGCCGACCTGATCCGAGAGATCGAGGGCGGCATCAAAAAGGAGGTGTCCGTTTCCTGCGCGGTGGCGGAGACCGTTTGCTCCATCTGCGGCGCACCGCTGGGCGATGGAGAGCACTGCTGCCACACCAAGGGCCACTGGTACGGCGAGGAGCTGTGCTACGGCATTTTGAAGCAGCCCACCGATGCCTATGAGTGGAGCTTTGTGGCGGTGCCTGCTCAGCCAAGAGCAGGAGTGGTGAAGGGCTTTCACCAGACTGGCGCAACCCTGAAGGAATATCTGTCCGGTGCGCCGGAGCTGCTGCACCAGGTGGAGCAGCTGGAGGAAGAGAGTCTGCTGGGTCGGAAGTATCTGGCCGCTCTTCGGCAGGAGGTGGTTCGGCTGGGTGGTCTGGCTCGCAATGGCGTAGACAAGGCCATGCGCCAGCGCATGGCGGAGCGGCTGGATGAGGAGGAGCTGCTGGCCCTGAAAAAGGGCTACGAGGAGCAGCTGAATGCCCTCTATCCTCCCGTGACCCAGCTGCCCGGAAGCAAGCAGTCCGTTCCTCAGCGGGAAGCGGACACCCCATTTCTCATTTAACAAACGGAAAGGAGTATTTTTATGAACATTGCATTTGACGGAATCCGTGAGGTCGTGGTGACCTTCCTGGCCACCGAGGACACCAAGGCCGGTGATCTGGTGAAGATTTCCGACCAGGGCACTGTGTCTCCCTGCAAGGAAGGTGAGGCCTTCTTCGGACAGGTGCTGTCCCTGGAGGAGGATACCGCAGCGGTGCAGATGGGCGGCTTTGTCACCGTCAGCTGCGCCTCCGGCTGCCCTGCTCTGGGCTATGTGACCCTGGCTGCCGATGGAGCCGGCGGCGTGAAAACCGCTGACACCGGCAAGGATGCCCTGGTGGTATCCACCGATCCCAACGCACTGACCGCTGTGATTTATCTGTAAGGAGGAAGAAAAAATGGCATATACATTTGAAACTTTGAAGCTGGAAAAGGGAATGTACGGCGAAAGCGGCCGCACCTTTACCCAGGTTTTGGAGGCACAGGATCCCTCCGAGCACTACAGAGGCACTCCCCTGGAGGGTCTGGACGCCTATCAGCGCCAGCTGAAGCGCTTTGACATTAAGGTGAAGGGCGCCGGTTCGGACACGGTGGAAAAGTTCTTCCGCACCTCCGACTCCTCGGTGCTCTTCCCGGAGTACATCGCCCGCTCCATTCAGCAGGGCATGGAGGAGAGCAACATTCTCCCCTCCATCACCGCCACCGTCACCAGCTTTGACGGCATGGACTACCGTTCCATTGCCTCTGT